TATTCGTTCATGTTTCCAGAACCTCTACTTGAAACGCCTAGTTTCACACCTGATTCCAACATAGTCTTGACAAGTTGACCCATCGGTGTTGGTAAAATTTTCATCTTACCATATCCATTTGGCCCGTCCATCCACATTTCTGTAATCATGTGAGACACACGGTCCAAATTAATTTTTAAATCATCAGGATGATCCACTTCACCTAGTACAGAGTACCCTGAGCTGATCTGATCGTTTAGTGTTTTCGTTGCTTTCGCAATTTCCTGCACTGGGTAAACTCTCTGATTAGCATTCTTAATCCCACCTTGAATACAGATGCCCTTCATGTACAAATCTTTGCCGTCGTTTTCGTGCAAAATCTGGACTCTGGCTTCGTTAAAAGTTAGATTCTCTCTTAGGTATAGTGATGTCATTCGATGACCTCCTTGTTATCGACAGTCTCTAGCAATTACTTGCCGGAAATTGTAGATTTTGCAGATTTTTCTGAACCGTCAGCAGTGTTAGCCGAAACTTGCTTCTTGAAAGAAGTAGATTTTGCTTTTCCGCCTGTGTTCTCAAATTCACCAGCCATTTTCTGAGCAGAAACACTGCTGTTTCCACTGTCTGCTTGTCCTTGTGCTATGTTAGAACCGCTTGCGCCTGTTTTAACTTTTGAACCACCAGTTACTGGTGTAGCACCTTTTGCCGATTTATCTGAATGATCTGAATGGTCTGCTTTCACTGGATTTTTGTACTCTTTCATGTCTTTCTTATCCATTTTCTTGCCGGCCATCATTTTGCCTTCGAATTCAACTTCTGGAGTTAACTCTGGTGCAACATCTAAAGACTCGTCTTCTTTTTCGTCTTCACCGTCTTTTTTGTCGCCCATCATTGCTTCAAATTCTGCTTTTAGTTCATCTAAAGCGTCTTCTAAGTCAACTACTCTGTCTTCGACATCACCTTCAGCGTCGCCGTCCATGTCTTTTTCTGCATCCATGTCCATGCCCATTTCTGGTTTGTCCATGCCATCATGTTCGCCTTCTTCTTCGCTAGAGATGTCTTTAACCAATTCGTCAGTAGCGTCACCGCCAACTTCTTCGATTGACTCTTCTTCAGTAGTTTCTGATTCGGTTGCTTCGTCTTCGATTTCAACAACTTCGTCTACTTGTTCGTCTTTAGACTCATCTGAAGTTTCTTTTACTTCTTCATCTTTTGCTTCGTCAGTAGTTTCATCTACTTTTTCGTCTTCAGATGCTTCAGTTTCTGTAACTTCGTCTTCTTTTTTCATTTTTTTGTCATGCATCGCTTCAGCAGTTACTTCTTCGTCTGCTAGGTTTTCGTAGATGTCTCTTGACTTCTCTACAACGATTTCATGGAATAAAGCCTCTGCTTTATCATTTTCTTCATTTATTAGTAATTCTAATAAACTCTCAAATTTATTGTTTGACATTTTTACACGTGCTCCTTTGTATAGGTCGATTTGTACTTATAAGTGTTTGTATTTACTGTAAAGGTGCAAAAACGGTGGTGTAATTGGTACGAAAAGGTGTATTTTTGGTTACTTCTTAGATTGGAGGTCAAATTTTGCCAAAAATTGGTCCACCGTTTGATGGTCTATGTTGGGATTTCTTTCAAGTTCCTTTGGTGTGAACCATCCACTTGGGATGACCCTGTGGAATTGTGTATCTTTGAAGTCTTGTACACAACGTTTTGTTTGGTTCAACCAGTTGCCGTGGAAAGTTGCTTGGTCATTGCTTCTTTTGTAGTTCCTGGAGTCCTTGAAAACGTTGTTGAAACGGTATCCTTTGTTCTTGCCTTCTGTGGAATGTCCTTGATAGTCAAAACCTAGTATGTAGATCTCTTTAAATCCTCTGTCCAAGGCCAGCCTCAGTGCTGTTGGTCCACTTGACCAACCCAGGCTTGGTTTGAACCAATTCACGTGATCCAGTATTTTTTGGTGCTTGGCGTATTGGGCGTTGTAGTTGGACCACACCTGGTTGTGTATTGGGTAATCCGATTCACCGATCTCCAAGATCATCTTGGGGTCTACGGCCACTAGGAAGTGTGGTTGGTGTGTTCTGTAAACGGCGTTGCAGGCGAAAACTGTGCCTTTCTCCTTGAGGTCGTTGATATCTATACCCCTACGTGATTCTCCGTTACCTAGTACGAATGCTATCGATGACATTATAACTCTAAGTTATCGTCTTGTGCAGGTTGTCCATACATTTTTTGGACAAAAACCGCTTCTTCCTTTTGCTGTGCATCGTGTGCCTCAGATGCAAGTCTCATAGAGTTGATTTGTTTGAGCGTTAGTCTTGTTTTTCTTGTGTCTTCCGAATCTAGTATTGAAATATCGTTCTCAGGTTCGTATGTTTTGTCTTGTTCAAAGCCATCTGCGCCATAAGTGAAGAATTCATTTAGTTTCATATCAGTATTTAACCTTATACCTGTCCACCGCCACCTGTTCCGCCTGGTGTTTGTCCACCTGGGGTCTGGCCTGGTTGTCCTGGTTGTGGTGATCCTGGTTCTGGTGCCTCGGGATCTGCTGTTGGCTCTTCGAACTGATCCAAGTCTGAACTTATTCCGGACTGCGTAACACCGCCTGAACGTAATTCATTTGATTTGCTCTGTTTCTTCTGTGGCACATTGTTCTCTTCTGCCCATAGTTCAGCATTCCTTGCCATCTCTTCCTCAGACAAGCCTAGATATCTTTTCAAAGCAAATCTTTTACTCATGTAAGGCAGATCTGCCACTGCTGTGAATGTGTTCACTCTGCTTTGGTCCATTTCTGTCTGTCTGTACTGTGCAAAGTTCTGTGGTGGGTTCAATTTCAGTTCAAACATGCTGTTGTCTAGGTTGTAACCTTTGCTCTTGATCCATAATTTGAACTCTTCGTCAAATGTTTCCGCCAACATGCTTTGTAATCTGCCACAATACTTGTTGAATCTTAATTCCTGTATGTAGGCTGTTCCAACCCTACCATCATTGTACTGTTGTCCACCATCTTCCGCACCTGTTGGTAGATACGAACTTGGAATCCTTAATCCTCTGAATAATTTGTTGGTGAAAAATCTTAGATCGTCAATTTCTCCTAGGTTTGTACCACCCGGAAGTGTGTCTACCTTAGATCCTCTACCCTCCGCCGTCTGTGGGAAGAAATAATCTTCATTTATTGACATCGGATTGTAGGTTGCGTCTATGAAGTTTGCTCCACCTGATGCACTTGGAATTCTTCTTTGGTTGATTTCGTTTTTGACCCTCTCAACGAATTGCATGGCCAAGTGTGTTGGCATGTTTCCTACGTCGATGTAGAATACTCTTCTCTCAGGTGCTCTCTGAACCCTATAAATTATGATTGCGTCCTCTAAAAGTTCTTTCTGTTTGTAAACCTTGAACACCTGTTCTAGAACAGACTGTCCAAATGGGAATAGGTTGTCTAAACCATCTGACATTGACATGTGTATCACATGTTCTGCATTGATGTTGTATGCATTCATTGTCTTGTAGAATCTTCCACCTGCGTTTCCGCCAGCGAAGCCGCTCATGTTGTTTGTGGCACCTTGGTTGGCATATGATCCACCGTACGCCGCTGTTCCGCCGCCTGTGGTTCCGCTTCCGCCGTATGTTTGGTTAGGTGTGATCTGTGTAGCACTTAATCTCTGTAGGTTAGGGTTGATATCTCTGATGACATACTGTTCAGGTTTCTTGCCTTCGGACTCGTTTACAACGATTCTGTCAACTTTGGCGTTGTCTATGTACAACCATTTCTGTGTTTCTGGATCTCTGACGAAGAAACAGTCTCCGTATTTCAATGCGTTCCTGAAAATCCTAAAAATTCTTTTGTTGAACTTGTTACTTCTTGTCCATTGTTGAAGTGCTTTCTTTAGAAGTTTTACTTCATGATCTGTGGTCTCGTCTTTGAACACAATATCAAATGGAGTTTCGTTTTCTGTGTTCTTCTGTGTTGAGAATTCTGCCAGGATGTCCAGTGCCGCATTGATCTCAGAGTCCGAATCCATTTGGTCATACTGGAAGTATCTCTGTATCCTGTTGGGGTGTCCCGTGTACACGTCCGGCAAGTAAGAACTGTAGTTCCTCTTGGCGAAGTTGGGTACCTTCTCTCCACTTATGGGAGAAAGGTTAGCATCTTTAAAATATTTTTTCCAAGCCATGTTTATATTATACTAGACTTCCTGACATGTTTGCAAGATTATTATTTGTTGATTTGGTATTTTTTTCTGTCATAGCACCTATCATTACTAGCCTATTTAACGAGTTATTCATCTTTTCATTAGATTCTAAAGTTTTGGTGTATAATCCTATCAGCTCTCTGAACTCAGCACTGTTGGATGCATTTGGCAAATTTCCTGTGCCTGGCATGGTTTGTCTGTTGGGTAATGCACTTGACATATTTCCTTTGCCTTCCATGGTTCTTACACTGCCGATCAAATCACTTACTATCTTGCTGGCGTTGGCCTCTGGTATCACCATCTCTCTGCCGTGTAACATGGCAGGTGTGCCTAAGCCAAAATCCTGGAATCCGTAAGTGCCCCTGTTGTATTCCGGTCCCGGAAATTCCTTGGCATTCTTTTGAAGTTTCTCTGACAGTGTGTCCCAAGGAGTCAGGATGTCTATGATGCTGTTGCCCTCTCCACCTTCTCTAATTCTTCCAAAGCCTCGCCTCGCCATGCCGAACATGGAATCTTCCGCGGTTGATAATATGGTGCCTTTGCCTGTGCCTTGTTCGGTACCTAGGTTTTTGATAAAAGTTGTTACTTTTCCAAAAGTTCTCATTAAAAAATCTCTGATTTGGGTCAACCTATCCAATGAGTCTTGTGCTATGTTGGGATTTAAGTCGTCTAGTTTGTCAGTATATGAGCCAAACGTTTCCAGCAACTCCTTGATCTTGAATTCCCTCAGGGCGACTTCCAGTATGTTGGTTGATTGTTCCTGGAATGCCGTTAGTAATTTGTCCAGGTCTTCCTTGGCCGCTATCAGTGTGCCTGCGTCCTTGTCCTTGATGGCCATGATCTCGTCCAGGTTGTTGGATGCCACACCAACGATGGCCGCCGCGGCGTCGAGTGCCTCGTTGACCCCTGACATGCCGAGCATGCCCGCCTGTGCCAGTGCCTTGGCGAATGGACTGTCTAAGGAGACTGATTCCCTCAATGCCCCTAGGAAATCTTCACTGGCCATGCCTTGCTTGAATGACTGCATGAGATCAGGAATGGCTCCCTTGCTCAATACAGATAACTGTTTGCTGGCATCCGTGATCGGCACGCCGAATGCGATCATCTCCTTGAACATCTGTCCCAATGCTGGGTTGATCTGGTCCAGGGCTCCGCTCATGGCTATGGTCCTGTCCCTCTGGTCCTTTTCCATGCCCGCCAATGTGGCCTGGAATGTTCCGTCAACCGCCGCGGCCCTGTTCTGTTTGTCCAGTTCCATGACACTGATACCCGTCAGTTTACTCAGCCTTGTCAGTTGTTTGGCATATTCCACGGTCCTACTTATCAGCGTGTCTCTGTTGATGTTTTCTGCGGCTCCTCGCACCCTCTCTATTTCCAGTTGGGTCATCATGAATTCTGAGGTCTCTTCCAGGTTCAGACCAAATTCGGCCAGTTCGGTCTTGGTTGCCTCCCTGAGTTCCCTTGTAAATGCTACCAAACTGTTCATGCCGTTGTCCACGTTGCCGAACAGGGCGGCGAAGGTCTGTGTGTTTTTTTGCACAATGTCCACGAACTGCATAAGTGGCATGTTGGCGTCATGTGCCGCGTTCCTCAAGTCTATGACCGACTTGCCAAAACCCGCACCCTGCTGTGACAATGTCTTGAACATGTTGGCGTTGAAATCTATGCTCTTGCCGAGCATGTGCATAGGGTGTAATAAGGTGCCTGCAAATTCTTTCGTCGCCGATGTGAAATCGTTCACACCCGAAGTAGCGTCCATGAAATTTGCTATGGTCTTTGGGACAGCCAGTGCTGTGTCCTTGGCCATGCCAAAAAGGCTCTTCACGATGCCTGCGCCTGCATCCTTCATCTTCTGTCCAAAAGCCTTTGTGGTCTTGGTGGCGTTCTTGGTGGCCTTGATCTCTGCTTCTATGGCCTTGACCTCTTTAGGGTGGAGATCCTTGTTGATCTTAAGTTCTTGTTTGAGTAACTTGATGTGGTTCTCTACCAACATCGCTTTGGACTTCTCGGTCTGGGCACTCTTGATCAGGTGTTTTATCGTGGATTCGTGGGTCTTCGCTAACTTCTCACTGGAAGCGTTAATCTTGGAAAAATCAAAATCTTCGGCCATACGGTTTTAAATCCTATAGTTTTATACGCACATAAATATTGACACTTATACGCAACTAGTGTATATTTATAGAATAAAAATATGACAGAAAACACACAAGATCAAACAAACACCAATCCGTTAGGCAAGTACTACAGACAGCCGCAAATATACATCACTTTGCCGACCAAGGGCAAATACTATCCCGCGGATGCTTACACACCATCGGACACAGGAGAGATACCAGTGTTCCCCATGACAGCCATGGACGAGCTGGCGTTCAAGACACCTGACTCGTTGATCAGTGGACAGTCCACAGTGGACGTGATCAAGTCCTGTGTGCCCAATCTTAAGAATCCGTGGAAGATGACCAACTATGACACAGACTCGATACTGTTGGCCATCAGGGTTGCCACTTATGGCGAGATGATGAATATGTCGTTCACGGTGCCTGGCACAGCGTTGAAAGTGGACCATTCGGTCAACCTACCGGCGTTGCTGGAGAACCTGGCCAAGGTGGATGTGGTTGACACTGCCAAGACCAAGTCGGGATTCGAGATAAAAGTCGCACCACTGGATTACCAGACACTGACCAAAGTGCAGACTGCGAGATTCGAACAGGAAAAAATTTACGCCACAATGAGGGCTTCGGCGTTGGACGAGAAGGCCAAAGCAGATCAGTTCGCCAAGAGTTTCAAGAACTTGAACACGATCAATTTCGAACTGCTGATAGACTCCGTCGTAGAAATCACCACACCGGATGGCGCCAAGGTCGATGACAAGATGCAGATACAGGAGTTCTGCAAGAACTGTGACACTAAAATAATTAACGAAATACAGGACGAACTGGGCCGTGTACGGATACAAGGCCAAGTGCCGCCATTGAGGATGAAGGCCACAGAAGATCAAATAAAAGCGGGGGCGCCGGCAAGTTACGAGATACCGCTGACGTTTGATCAATCAAATTTTTTCGGATAACCCTACTGTCAATGGGGGACTCTGACATAGTCAAGCACCTCAAGAATTTGGAAAGCGAATCAAAGAATCTTAAAATGGAATTATTCAGGGCCTGCTGGTACATGCGTGGTGGAGTCACGCTACAGGAAGCATATCACATGTCACCGGATGAAAGAATCATATTGTCCCAACTGGTAAAAGAGAACATGGACACAACCAAAAAAAGTGGTCTACCTTTCTTCTAGAATATAGTACACTATAATGGTATCGAAAAATGCAGATAATTAACACTTACATATGTCCGAACGAGACCTAGTCAAGGAACTTAAAGCCGAAATCGCAGAAATCACAAACGACCGTGACGATGCATTGACCAAGATGAAATCCAAAGAGAGCCGGATGAAGCAGGTGTTGATCAAGTTGGAACACGCCACACAGGACGTACACACCTGTGGACACAAGATCGGTGAGCAGAACAAGGAGATAGCAGATCTAAAGGCCAAGTTGGAGACCAAGGCCAAACTGCTGGATGAGGCACTGCAAAGGATCAAGGACATACATGACGACTCGACCCAAAAAACAGACACCCACACAGACGATCCGGAACTGGATTAAGGATTTCGTAACGAAGCCAAATCCCATATTCGGCAACCTACCACCATGCCCATTCGCCCAGAAGGCCATATTGGACGGCAAGGTCAAGTTTCTGGAACTGGATGGCATCGGGGAGTTCGGCACAATATTCACACACATATGGGATTTCGACTTCGACAAGAAGGACGTGTTGGTGTTGATAGCGGAACCTGATCAATTTACGGCAAAGCAGACAGTGGAGATAGCAGACAGGCTCAATCAAGCCTACATGCCCCGTGACGTGGTGGTGTTGGAGGACCATCCCAATATACACGAACACGTTAAAGGTGTGAAACTCAACAACGGTCACTACATACTGTTCCTGGTACAACGATTGAGTAAACTGAACAAGTTCTCCCGGATGTTGGAGGCCGGTCCTTACTACCGAAATTGGTCTAAGAGTTATCTGAAAGAAGTGAAAGGTTTCCGAGATCCCGCAAAGTCTCGATCTTAGAATCCCTCTTACACAACCTACGGTAATGCTTCTTGTTGCGGCTCCATTCCGTGCCCGTCCACCATTCGAACCCCTTGTAGTTGGCCTTGTACTCGGACGAGGTCTCGTATCCGGAGCCCATGTAGAAGTAACTGACGTAGTTGTTGGCGGCCCACTCTATCTCGAGATCCAGGGTGATCTCCGATATGGGCACCGTGTTGGCGTGTATCACGCTCTCCAGTCCATGCAGGTCCTTGGAGTCGTAACTGTCTATGGTGCTGTAGTGCTCGTCCTCCCAACGGTACCGTTTCTGCTTGGTGAAGCCTATGATGTTGTCGGCGGATCCCGTGTAGAATATCATGAACTGGTCACGGGCATGGTAGTGCGTGAACGGATCGTAGTCCTGCGTGAACTTCTTCCTCTTCATGTACTGTGAGTATATGTGTGGCAGTCCCAACAGCCTCACCATCTCGCTCGCGTCAATTATTTTTACGCCTACCTCTTCACCCTCGTACAGGTGTTGCTTGTATCTTGGTTTATATAGGTCCAGGTTTATGCGTGTGCTACGTGATTGGTAGAACACCTCACGGCTCATTACCGGATGGTCCAGCGCCAGCCATCCTCGATCCAACGCCTCGTGCTCCTCGTCTATGTCCACTATGGCCATGGGTCGGCATATCACTAGATCCTGGTGTTCCTGTTTGCCCAGGGTGTGGTCGAAGAGTAGTTCCATTGTGTACTACTTAATGGGTTGTCAGAGACGGCTTACGCCATCTGAAACTTCGCTTACGCTCGTTTCTTTTTTTTACGCTTTACGCTGTTCTTAGCATTAACTTAATGACGCATAAATGCGTCTCCTGTGGTAGATGAGTAGTCACAATTCGGCTATTTCTAGCCGAACCGACTTGAACCTGTGGTGAGTTCGCAGTCACTATACATCGCTACTTTCGTCGGGCGGTTGTGCTGTACCCGTTTGCTCATTCATTACAACGCGAGCCTACC